ATTAAACAATCCTGAAAAATTTAAAAATTATAATAAAAAAAGATGGCAAAAAATATTAGACAATCCAAAATTGCATCAAGAAATTAATAGGAAAAAAAAAATACAAAATTTAAAACCTGAAAATAAATTAAGACAAAAAAAAGCATTTCAAAAACATTTTAAAAAAAATAGGGAATATTACAAAATTAAAAATAAAAAACATTACAATGATAATAAAATTTATTATCACTTAAAAACATTAAATAGAAAAAAATATATTATTCAAAGAACTCCTAAATGGGCAAACTTAGAAAAAATTAAAGAATTTTATAAAAATAGAAAAAAAGGTTATCATGTGGATCATATAGTACCATTACAAGGTGAAAATGTCTGTGGATTTCATGTAGAAAATAATTTGCAATACTTAACAGCTAAACAAAATATTGCTAAAGGTAATAAATATTTTGAATGAACATTTATGGAGATATGAGAACCTGTATTAAATGTAAAAACAAAGCTGATGTAGTTGAGAAAGGCAAAGACTATTGTGCTTCATGTTGGTTTAAATATTTCTTAGGTGAAAGCATTGAAGAATATGAAAAAAGAAATAATGAATTAGAACAAGCAAGAAAGGATAAAAAAAATGGTTAAAGCTGCATATCAAATGGTTGGTCATAACTTTAACAATGATCGTATAGAAAATGATTTCTATGCTACACCAATAGACGCAATAGAAGATTTAATTAAATACGAAAAATTTGATGGTAAAATTTGGGAATGTTCTTGTGGTGATGGAGCAATATCAGATCCATTAATTAAAGCTGGTTATGATGTTTATAGTTCTGATTTAATTGATAGAGGTTATGGAGAAATAAAAGATTTTTTAACTACTAATGAAAAAGTAGATAATATAATTACCAATCCACCATTTAATTTAGCAACAGAATTTACTCTACATGGTTTAAATTCAATTAATAAAAAGATGGCTCTGCTTTGTAAATTATCTTTTTTAGAGGGTAAGAAAAGAGCTTCTTTTTTATTTAATCAAAATAAACTAAAAAAAGTTTTAATATTTTCAAGAAGATTAGGTTTTAAAAAAAACGATAAAAAAGGTGGATTAATGGCTTTTGCATGGTTTATTTATGATGTTAATTATAATGGCAAACCTACAATTGATTGGATATGAGAAATTTATTTGAAACTATAATTGATGTAGGTAGTGGTTTAATCTTATCTACATTAATTCAGTTATTTATATTTCCATTTTTTGATTTACACCCAACAGTTCTTGAGAGCTTTCATATAGCAGTTATCTTTACAGTTATATCTATGATGCGTTCATGGTTTTGGAGAACTATATTTACAAGGAGAAGACATGAAAAAAGTTAAATTACAATCTAATGAAATAGAACTTGCTTTAAATGTAGCTGCTAAAAGATTTATTGGTAATATTAAAATGGGTAAGGGTTTTTCTTATGGCTATCAAGGAGATTATAAAAAACAACTTGGCGACTCATTCTTAGGTGCTTTAGGTGAGGTGGCTTATGCTAAATCAACTAATTCATTTTATAATGGTTCTTATACTGACAATTTAGAAAGATATAACGACTCAGACTTTCAAAATAATATAGAAATAAGAACTCAAGAAAGAAAAGATTATAATTTTTTACTTATTAGACCAGGAGAGAAAAAAGGAAAATATATTTTAGTTATCCATGAAGGTGATTATGAATTTTCAATATTAGGTTGGTTTCCTTTTATAAATGATATGCCAGAACGACTAACTAACTTTGGTTACAATAATAGACCTGCGGTTTACAAAGTAGATATTAAAGAACTTTATAATATAAATGACCTCTAAAGTTGTAATTAATTATGTATAGTTTATTGACTATTTTTGTATTATGAGTATTAAAAACACTATGAAAACAATTGGGAAAGAGTGGGCAAAGAAAAATGAGGGTGGAATGTTTACAGCTGACCATCTATCACCATCACAACTAAATAAAAATATAGATCAATGGTTTAACGATTATTGCGTTTTAACTGCTGAGCAAAGAAAAGCATTAATGAGCAATCTTAAAATGGATTTTGGCGGTTATGTTGGTCAAGCGTTACAAGATATAATAGTTTACGATTTAACCATAGATGAAGTTATGAAAGGAAAAAAATGACCGATAGAATAATGCAAGACCTTGCAAAGCTACAAACAGAAAACAGAAAATACAAAGAACAAGTCAAAGGTTATGTTCAAAAGTTGTTAAGCAGAGATGAGGAGATTGTAAAATTAAAAAAACAAATTAGCGACAATGAACTTAAAGAAAAAATGGTAGCTAAAAATAAAAGCTACTTAGAATTAAAAGCTATTAAGGATGTAGAACAAGTAAAGGAAAATCTTAAATTACAGGAAGGAAAACATGAAACTAAAACCACAAACAGAAGAAAAAAGTAAAGGCGGAATGAAAGAAAGAAGGCAGATTTGCCTTAAAAATGTTGGTAAAATTCCAACAGTAAATATTAAAGGAAAAAAATATTCTACAGTAAACGAAAGACATAAACATTTATTGGAATACTTTCCAGAAGCTAGATTTAATGAGGAAGTTTTATTCCATGATGCAGATAGAGTTATAATGAAAACTGAACTTTATATATCTGATACTATTTATGCGGTAGGTCATGCAGAGGAGTTTAGAAATAGTTCATTTATAAATAAAACAAGTGCTTTAGAAAATTGCTCCAGTAGTGCATTAGGAAGATGTTTAGCTGCCTTTGGTCTATCAGGATCTGAGTATGCTAGTGCAGAAGAATTAGTAAACGCTTTGAATAACCAAAATACAAATACTCAAAGCACAACTAAAAAAGTTTCAATTGAAGATGAAATTAAAAAGCAAACAACTAAAACCAAGTTGACAGCTTTATTTACCAATTGGAAAAGAAATGGCAATTCAGATCAAGAAATTGAAAAGCTATTTGAACAACAACAACAATTAATAGAAAAAGTAGGAGGACAAAATAATGTCAACAAATGGTAATGCAAAACAAAAAGATTGGGTTTTATTTCCCTATAAAGCTGACGATGAAAGAGCAATTAATATTTCTTTTTCAGGCAATGTAGTTTTAGATAATGGTAACAAAGGAACTATACTTGGAGTTAAAGGTGTATCAAAAGATGGTAAATCTAAATTTGTTAGAGTCTTTGCTCAAGTAGGGGTGGTATTTAAGGGTGATGATAAGTTTACTGGTGAAATGAATTATCCAGATGCCGGTGGTCAAAAAGGTTTAATTGGTTGGTTAAACGATGAAGGTACTATCTTGTCAGGCTACAAGAATGAGTACAAACCAAAACAAGCTAAAACACAAAGTAAAGAAATACCCTTTTAATTAGTGAAGGTTATTTATTTAGTTTTAGTGATCTTTACAAGTAATGGGAATTTAAAGTATGAAAACATACCTTATCTTAGCTCCCAAAATCCTGTTACTTGTGAGGAGATTTTTAATAAAACTATTAAATATATTGATAATCCTAATTACAAAGAAGGTAATGGTGAGGTTTGGGTATTAGTTAAATATAAAGATCAAAATGTAATTGCACATTGGTGTAAAGATATTGAAGGAAACTATGTCAGATAATGTTAAGTTTATAAGTGAGATAGAAAGATTATTAAAAGAAAAACAAGATGATTATGGAGAGTTTGACCATACATCTTATATTATGTCAGGTATTTTAGAAAAATATTTATCAGTACATAACAATTGTGAGGTCAAAGTACCTTTAAAATTGTTTGGTATTTTTATGATTTTTTTAAAACTTTGGAGAGTTATGCAATCAGAAAACTATAAAAAAGATAGCTTTGACGACATAAATGGCTATGCAGAACTGTTAAGGAGGTTAGTTTTAAATGAACAAGATAGAAAGAGGTAAAAGACCTATGACTCCTAAAATGATGAAGCTATTGCAATTCATTAAAAATTATACTAAAAAATACAAATATAGTCCAACTTTTTCAGAAATGGCGAAAGAGATGGGTTATAAAAGTAAAAACTCAGTTAGTGCTTTAGTGTTAAAACTAGAGCAAAGAAATGAATTAAAAAGAGATTACGCAGGATATAGCAGAAACATAATATTAAATGGTTAAAGTAATCAAAAAATCAAACTTAGAACTAACTGTAGATTTTGAAGAAATTTTTGATGGTGCTACTGTTGAAGAAGCTACAGAGAAAGCACATAATCAAAAAATGCCTAGTGAGTTTGCCAAAGCAAATATCACCGATAACAAACTTATTAGTGCAAATATTAAAATTATTGGTGAGGAGAATAATGACTCTTAAAAAAAGTAATAGTCTAACTAGACGATACGCAAAACTAGACAAGCTCCATGCAGAAATTATGAAACCTGCAAAAGGAACTAAAACTAGACAATGTGTTCATTCTAGTGTTGCTTTTAAAAAGTATATAAAGACTTATAGACAAATATGCTTAGTCGAAAACGCTGACGCTAAGTTTATGTATGCTTAATTAAGTAAGCAACTGTCTAAAATTGTCAAAATACTTAGGGGTTCTATTTTCTAAATTAAAGGAAGGAAACACAATGATCT